CCCGGGATCTACTAGAACAGGACGTTCAAGTAGACGGCGTCATCCAGACGCCGCCAAGGTATCCAACCCTTCGGAAAGGAAGTATCGGGTTCTAACAACCCCAATACTCGCTCAACATCAGGTTGGGCCCCAGGACGTGCATCCCAACAGGGACTTATACACGTCCTTAACTCATATGGAACAGTCTTAAGCCTAAGACTGAAACCACATGATTCCAAAGATCGTTGCAGGAACGCAATCCAAGCCCCGGCACCGTTAAAGAAATAGCCCTTCTTGCGAAGGAATTTCGGTGTAACGATACCGTTCTCGGAAAAAGTAATGCGTCTGACCACTGGCCTGAAAGCCTTATAAAGGGCTGAGCCATGATCATCAACCAGGACCTTCTTTCCTCCCATATGGGCAAGACAGAAGGGAACCCTAATACCGGCATCTTCATTTTCATGAAGAGGAACAAACACGCGTGGGCAAAAGCCCATGAGGTATTGTACAGTACGGTTTAACTTTAACCCAGTCCTTGTAGAGAACAGGTTAAGGCGGTTGATCGCAACGAACGCATCTTGTGGGGAATCGAGGGATTCGAGGTAGACACCACGAATATCTCGGCCGTCAAAGTAGTCGGCACCACAAGATTCGCGAAAGCGACCTTCAAAGAATGACTTACTATCATTCACGGTGAAACCTGCTAGCTTCAATAAGCGAAGCAGGTTACGAGCTATCTTCCCTTTCGGGACGATAATATCGTCGCCAAATACGCCCCAAGACTTCTGGATGAAGTTTCTCGGGAGTTTAATATCGGCGCACACGAAGGACGCGTTGACCATAGCTGCAAATAACATCGTCTGAAGGGGAAAGGTAAAACCATTACCCATAGATGATATTATATCCAACTGAAAATTACCTAACCCAGGTATATCAGTTGAAACGCATCTGTATCTGTGTAAAATATCCAATAGACTTTTTGGCAAAACCTCTTTACAGAAGTTAAGCCCTATTGAATCAGATGCTGATGCCAGATCTATAGTGACATTACTGTCATAAATAGATCCGATGCGAGCTAAATCTCTATTCCTTTCAGGTTGGTCCCTGAGATCTATACCGAACCAATCGCGCAAGCGTTTGGTCAGTACGTCTCCTAGACCCAGCTGATAATACATATTGAGCGAAGGCTCAGTACATATACATCTAGAGATGTCAACATTCTTTGGAACGAAAGAAAGGCGGGAACCTCCAACAACATTGCAGCCCTTAACAGTAGTCACACGGATGTCATCCGCGTTTTGCCATATAGGGAAACGTGCTATGTAGTTCTTATACGATGAGTATAAGCTATAGTTCGTACAACTGAGAGTGGAGTTAAAGAGTTTCGCATAAAACGATTCTCCTATAGCCCCAATTGAAGAACCTGGACCTAACTTACCCTGCGCAAGCGGGGCAAGATCGGTGTCAGATTCGCACAATGGCTCTCGCATATTATCAGCATCAAACCAGAAATCGTAGATAGAGCGTTTAAACTCTCCCCACAATTCCTCGTCTGCTGACGTATGCAGTTGTAAACCCCAATTCCTAGCGCGGAAGTTGCTTTCCAGGAATTTAAGAAGCGCTGCCGAGTCTGCCTTTTCGCTTTCCCCTGCCTTGAATTTTTTCAAGAGAGAGTGTGCTAAAGATAGTTTAGCTGCTTCAGTGGGAGAATCGGCATCAGTCACGCCTAAACTTGGCATAGATTGAAAACCGAGATCCTCGAGAAGGTTTGATAAAAGAGCATAGGTGGAAATTTCCATACGCACTCCTCAAATTTATAACCAAGACAAACCGTAATAGCTTTGTTATCCTGTAAAGGAACATAACTATACCGCTAGAGCGTTCCGAGAACGGCCAATTCGGCCATATCGTTAGCTTCAGCGAACAACACTCCAGAATGGAGTGAAAGTGCGGACTTGATGTTTACAGCGTCATTGGTATCAGCGCCCGCCGGGACTTCTATCATAGTTTTGATAGTCATCTGACGTACGTTGTTATTGCTGTCGATATAAACACCTTTCTTGGTTACAAAGGCATACTGGTTCACAGGAACAGAAGGATACGTGCCCTGAAGCGTAATGTTAGGCAAGAGTTTTGCAACTTTTGGCTTCCAAAACGTTAAGGAGAACGGGTCCGACTGCGAATGTGTTCTAGCATTCGTTTGAGTGCCGCCTAAGGTTGTAACTACATAAGCCTTCGCATTAGAATCTGGAGCTGTATCAGCTGTCAGAGTATGCGTCGGATTAGTAAGGCCAGTTATGGCTGCTCCTGTTACGGGAGACGATATCGATAAGGACATTTCAGACCTCGAAAAAGCACTTATTAAAGGTGCTGGGGTTATATAGAACGTTTAGAGATAAGAAGCGCCGTCATATTCGTCATCCTTCTCCACTTCTTCACACTCCCGAAGGAGAAATGAAGAGATGGAATGAAGGAGGTGACTTTACGACGTCGAAACTTAGTCCTCTTAACTTCGCTCCTGGGGTTTTCGGTAGTGTAGTTACGTAGCTGCAAAGGACCTTGCGGAAAATTCGCATTCATGCTAAATTTAGGAAACTTAGCAGTCACACAAACTTGGCGTTCGGTCGAATTGCACCAATTAACCTTACCTTCCAAAAACGTTAGTGCCTCAATCACATCACCTAGGTTGATAAAATAATCAACTAGAAAGGTGTAAGGAATGAGGTTATAGACTGTGGGAACAAAATCAGTGAGCGCCTGCATAACCAAGTCGTTACCATTATAAGAATCTCTTATAGATGGTAAATCGACTCGTACAGCACCGCGGATACTGACAATCTCTTCAAGTCTATCGAACTCTAAGAGTTCCACTGACCAGTATGAATACCCCGTACCTGCGCTTTTTATAGCGTAGGGGAACGTGGTAGACCGCTTTTGTACCAAAATGGGTACTGTAGCGGGCCTGCCTTCTACAAGATAGGCCAGGTCATGCATCGCATCATCAATGTCTCCGATTAAAGGAGTAACTCCAAAAGAGAAACTCAAATACTCGTCGGCCAATATCTTCTTCCTACTTTTCTTACTTTTCACAGTCTTAAGGCGTTTCTTTACGCGCTTATGATAGTCTTTGGTAAGTTTTCGGAAAGAAGTTAGCGGTCGTTTTAAGAGATTGATCGTCTGTCGGATTTCACCGAGAAACACACCACCTTGAAATTTGTGTTGTGCTTCACGGGCCTTCGAGACGAATGCGACAAGAGCTTGATCGTAAAGTTCTTGGTTGTATGGATACATAACGGAAGGATCACTGTTAACAGTGAACGCGCCGGAACGCTCGTATACAATTGTGATATTAGCTAAGGTATGATAGAGTTCAATCCTTAGTAAACCATTGACCCTCTGCACTACTTCGGCTTTAAAACCGTCCGCACTAGTCGTAGTATCAATTCCGGAACGCAATCTGAATTTCCAATCTGGATAGTTCTCGCCAAAGACAATAGAGTTAGTCCAATTATAAATATTGGATGCCTCGTTGGCAGAGACAAGAACACCATCATTGTATTCAGAAGTACGGTACCGAAAGTTGAAACTTTGATCAGTGAGGGTAGTAGGCATAAGTCACCAAAATGAAACACCAGGAGGTGTAACTTCACGGCCCCATTAGGGCAGATGCGATTTATCACCCTCATCGGTTACCCGATAAGGTGCGCTACAGGATGTAGCACGTGTGACCCCGAAAGGGG